AATCCACCGAGGTTTGCACCTTATACTCCACCGATGGTTTGTGTTATAGGAGGAGGTACAGGACTTGGAGCTGATTGCATTTGTCCTAGTTCGATTGATGACATAGCACCTGATAGTTCAATAGCTTTACCAAAGAGTCGCTTGAAGTTTTCATCTTGCATAGCCTGAGGATTCTGTGCGAGTGTAGTAAGTAGTGTGTTGATAGATTCGAGCATAGCTGCCTTATCAGTCTGTTCATTAGTAACTTCTACTTCAATTTGCCAATCAAAGTCTTTAAAGATTTCTTTCCATGTAGTGTCGTCAATTTCAGACGGCTTGATGTATCGAGTGTTACCTAGTGAAGATAGCTGTGCTTGTAGTTTAGCTGATTCCTCTGCCAACATTTCATTCTGCATCTCTGGTGTAACAACTGTACCTGATAGTACTTCGTCAATAATCTTCTGATTTACTATCTTGTTAGCTTCGCCTGTGATGTACCAAGTATCAAGCTGTTTAACTTGCTGTGAGTCTAGTACTGCTACGATTTCGTCTTTAGTATTTAGTTTAGTCTTGATGTAAGGGATAATCCACTCTCTCATCATTTCTTCAATAGCCAAGCCCTTGTTTTCTGTCATTAGTTCAAAGAGTGAGTTCGCTTCCTGATTAAGAATAGCTACCTGTCTGTATGCTGTACCACTAGGCATTGTGTTACCTGATATAGCATCTGGTGTTGATGTAATTTCTTTAGCAAGGTTTTGCCATTGTGCTTGGAAGCTCTGCAAAGACGTAAGGTCATGTCCTTGATTATTCACCTGTGTAAGTGGAGCATTTGGAGCATGGATAAATATATCTCCGTTCTCAATAGACGTTAGAGCGTTTCTACCTGCATAGTTCTGGTCTGCTGTCTGATAGATAACTTTAGATACTAATTCGAGTTGGTCTTTAGCTAACTTGATTGAATGATTAGCCATCCACTGTGCTTGGAATAGATGTTCTACTGCACCAATAGCCAAAGCACGCCCATCCTCTTTAATCAAATCTGCCTTGTGATACTGCTGTTTCTTAATCTTTCCTCGGTATAGTGTGAAGTCCTCTTTATCTCCATTGAACGAAATGATTTGTAGCTGGTCTACATAAGTATTGTCGTCTTTCTCCTTATCAGTAAGCATTGAAAGAGGGAGATTCCCTTGTACTTCATAGAGTTCGATATAATCTGCGAGAATATCAATAGTCTGATTACCGATAGTCTTTCGTGTTACTTGTGAATTGATTAGCCCTTCTACTGCTTCTTGGTCATATGTAGGATTCTGTCGTAGCTGTGCAGGTGTTAAATAGAACTTAAATATCTTTACGTTCCCTTCAAAGTCAATCTGGTCTGTAATTAGTTTATTCCAAGGTGTTACGTTGATGAACAATTCTCCGTCTTTCTCTACAAACTTTGTAATTGCTGAACCATATCGAGCTAATGTCCTACCCCAATCGTTTAGGTATGAACCATAGTTAGACTTCTTCATCCAGTCCTGCAAGATAATATTAGCAAGAAAAGCAGGGATTACATTTGAAATACGAGTAGCTTTAAACTTGATATTCTTTCGGTCAATATCAGTCGCACGCATCCAAATGTTAGCAACAGATGTAACAATGTTAAAGAAAGGCTTTTCTCTACCTAGTGCATCTTCTGAACCTGACGTGTGTTTAGAGTTGAGATAGGCTTCAATAGTTCCAATAGTTTCATATTGAGAATAATCTATATATTGAGAAATGTTTGCTCTACCATTGATGTATGTATTCTGCCTTTCTTGTACAAGTGAAGTGATTGATTGCATTAAGTTCGTTCCACCGAGTTTATGCTGTTTAAGTACATCCACCGACTAATAATTTATAATAATTATATCAACAATATTCAATATCAACAAGTCAAGTACTTTATACACAGGTTATTTTGTGGAGTTTAAGTTCTGTCTATGAAAGTTTTTCTCGAATTGATGTGATAGTTTTGATTCCATGTGTTCACTTTTAGGCTTGATAGCATTAAATCCATATCGTATTGCATCTATGATGTGGTCATACCCTGCTTCTGGTATGTTTGTAATCTTTCCGTCTTTATCTTTCTTCCAAATGTAGTTGTGATACTCGTTCACCAGATTAGTAGACCTCCTAGTAACAGATATTCTTTGATTCTGGACGTATTGAATACCCTGCAATATTGAACCTGCTCCCTTTTCAGTAGGCATGATGTTTACTCCGTATATTCGTATTTCATCAATACTCTTTGGCTCTGCACTATCTGCCATGACTAGAGCCTGTGGTAGATTCAAAAGTATATTAGCGATTCTCTGATTAGTAAGTCCTTTTAAGTAAGCCTTTTCATCTAGGATATATCCACCATTATATTTATATATACCTACAATAGCTGTTGGGTCGTTTGTATATCCAAAGTCTAGTCCATATGCTTCAAGTCTAGCTTCGTGAGGTATCTCGTCAATGAAGTTCCAGTCTTTAAATATCTTTAGTTCTTGACTTTGTGGCTCTCCTAGCCATTTATGTCTGTACAGTGAGGGTCTGTTTACCTTGTCGTCTTCCATTTCATTTTTGATAACATCAGGCATATATCCGTACTTCAAAGCCACGTCATAGTTTAGATTCAATACAAGCGTGTTTGGTCTACCCTCAATGACTAATCGTCTATGTACGGGGTCGCTTTCTGTAAGTCTGTTGTATGTATAAATAATCTTCGAGCCGTCTTTTCGTACAGTAGGCGTTAGGATTTCAATACTTTTCTCTGATACTGATTGAGCCTCTTCTACCCATGCAATATCAATACCCTCAATAGACTTAACACTTTGTTCATTATGATGAAGTCCTTTAAATATAAAATCAGAGCCAGTAACCTTATTGATTATAGCTTTATCTGTTACTTCAAAATCATGTAGTTCGTAGTAGTTTATTAAGTCTGCGAGTAACTGATGACTACTGTCTGCAATAGAACTTTGAAACTCTCGAAAACATGCGACTCTTGTTTGAGCCATTCTCGCTCGTATAAGTAAATATCTAGCAACTGTATGTGATTTTAAAGAGAATCTTCCACCATAAATAGCACACTCTCTCCAATCATCATCAAATAGTCTTTTATACTCTATTGGTATCTCGATTGTTTTCATCTATAAATTTTACTAGGATAGGTGTGTTTAAATCTTTTCCGTTAGTAGTTATATCTGTTTCTTGTTTATCTGTATAACCATGTTTAGTCAATAACACTTTAGCAATAGTTGGATTATAGTCACCAGATAAGCCATTATTTATCAACCTTTCTTCTTGGATAGCTCCTAATTCCTCCATAATGTCGGAAAATTCTTTATATTTTGAAGCCCATTCGTATAAAGTATCTCTTGAAACTTTCAAATAATAAGCAAGTCCTCCCTTTGTAGGTAGTTTAGCTTTTAGTTTATATGTTACAAAGTTTTCTCGTTTCTCCTGCTCTACTTCTTCATCTTCGCATTGAGCAAGATACTCTTTTGCCTTTGTAATATATGTTTGATTGTATTCAAGTGGTCTTCCTGCTGTCATATTATTTATATTACCATTTTACTTTATCCATGAAGTTTATTTAGTTCTATTTCCAGTTCCTTTTTAATATCTTCTGTAATCTCTGGTGATGTTGCATCGTATTTGTGTATACATACAATAGCATATCGACCTTTAGTGTATTTTCTTGCAATAAAGCTATAACCTTGTTTCCCTGCAATTTGGTCTACTTGATAGTCCATTATTTCTTTTTCTTCTTAGCTTTCTTAGCGACTGATAATGCGATTGCAACTGCTTGCTTCTGTGGTTTACCTGCTTTCATTTCCTTTTTAATATTGCTTGAAATTGTCTTTTTTGAGTATCCTTTTTTTAGTGGCATATTATATTTGATATAGTGGCTTATAAGGTAATGCTCCTCTTTCGAGAGCTTCTATTAAATCTTTTCCTATCTTATCGGTTAGAACTCCTTTACTATCTGCTAGCCTTTGTTCTACTCGTAACTCAATTATATCACTTCCCTCCTCTGGTTCGCTAGTGATTTGATTAGCTTTGTTGTCTATGTAGGTAGTAGCGATGAACTTATATCCTCTAAAGCCATTCTCTTTTTTTATTTCAAAGTTTATGTATTTAGGATTCATAGTTTAAAAGCTAGAATTGTCAGAGCTATTAGTCCGAGTACTATTTTGCTCCATTGGATTAGCCGTTCCTCTCGGCTCATGTGCATTATTTGTTTCTTCATATGCTGTTTCATATCCCACGCCATATCCTATTGCAAATCCTACAATCCAAGATACAGCAGAGAAAAGTATTATTAAGATTCCACCAATAATCATGCAGTAATTATACCAAGGTTTCAGGTAATTGCCAACCTTTCTCTTTTACCATTCTCATTCTATCTTCCCATTTCATACCTGCAAAGTCATAATCTTTCTTGTAGGCAGACCAGTATAGGTCTTCCCAATGAAGTATCAGTCTATCCATTGTTATATTATCTATTGCCGACTTATAGCCCTTTTTAGCACTAGGAACTATACATATTAAGATTCGGAGGAGTAGCACACATGCTTTTACTTTTTTAACCCACTCCCCGTAATCTTGGCGTTCATACATGATTTCTACAAGTCTTGATAGCTCTTTAGGTTTTCTAAGCCTCTTTTTGTTTGTCATTGAAAATATATCCTTTAGTCTCTGTTTGTAGGCATCGTCGTTATCTATTATTCGGGCGAATATTGCAGAGAATTTGTCGGCTTTTTCTTCTGGTACAAGGTGTCTCATAAACTCAAATACCATGTACTGAAATTCCTGTGCAAATGTTGATAGGTGCTTATCTTTTAGCATGATAGGCGACATAATTCTATGTCCTATCCGATTGAAAGAGTCTATAAGCTGTTCTCTATAAAACAAAAAAGATATTATCGTTCCCAATATGAACTGTGGTTTTGATAATAGCTTAATTGCTTCTATGAATAGTGATTTAGCTTGATTTGTACTCCATAGCATTTCGTTTGTTACGAATCCCTCATAAGGAAACTCTGCCCCTTTAACGTATGTCTTAAAAGAATCTCTAAAGTCTAACTTCTCTATTTGATAATGCTCTCCACCTTCTGCCTGAATCTGTTGCTCTCCATTGGGATATAAAAAACACTCTACTGGAATCTTAATATCTTCTGGTTTTACAACTTGTTCTGCCATTATTTAATACAAGATAGTGCCATTGAGTCTACTATTGAGCCTGAATTAGTAGTTCGTTTAGCGTATGAACCAAAGCATGTAATTGTTGATGACCCTACCTTATCAGTAAATTTATAATTAGTTACTCCGTCTACATCAATTAGTTGATTAGTAATCTTTACAAACGTATCGTTAGATTTCCATGTATAAGTAGCCAAAGCCCCTACTGATGTGGCTGTAAATGCTAGTGTTAATATTGCTGTTAGGATTATTGTTTTCATATTTTTATGTTAGTTTTATATTACTTTGTTTTTGTTAATTTGTCAATTTATTCTGTAGGTAGTTTTCT